AACGAGCAGGTGATGATGGCGCTCAATGCCTTCTACTCCGCGGCGATCCGGGCGGTGGGCAGTGGTTCCTGGGATTTGCTGCTGTCCTCCAGGATTAGTGCCCTGCTGAAATGGATGTTGTGCGTCCAGCTGGGCGATCACCTCCGCCGTGAACTGGAGCTGGCGCTCAACTGGCGGCAGGAATGGGGGCTCTCCTTCCTCTCGGTCAAGTGGGAGCAGCGGCGTCAGGTCATGATGCAGACCATTGATGCGGAGTATGTCCGCGATTTGCTGCAGCAGGCACCCGACCAGCAGGGCAAGATGCTCATCCTCGATGTGGCCTCGTCCTTCATGGATCCGCTCCGCGAGGAGGAGGCGCTGGGGATGCTCCGGCAGATGAGTCCCCTGGTGACGTTGCCGATGGCGCGCAAGCTCCTGAGGCAGTTCCGCCTCTCGGGCAAGATGGAGCTGCCCGTTCCCGATATCCTCTCCAACCGTCCCGTCTGGCGGGCCATGCGGCCTTTCATGGACATCTTCTATCCGACCGGCACGAGCAATATCCAGGACGCCCCCTGGGTGGCCGAGGTGGAGCTGGTCACCGAGGCGGAACTCGAGAACCGCATCGATACCGAGGGGTATGACGAGGAGTTTGTCAACGAGGCGCTCAAGCACCGCGGACAGCCCTCGAGTGCGCTGGGGTGGAGATCCCGCATGGACCTGATGCGCTGGGAGAACTTCAACGGCCGCCAGTACCTCCAGCACCGCAATGAGGTGGAGCTGATCCATTTCTACTACAAGGATGCCAACCAGTACGGCCATCCCACCCTCTACCGCACCATCAGCTGCCAGAGCGCCCTTGCCGAGCGCAGCGGGCCGCAGTACGCGCTCCATGAGGTCTTCAGCTACGATCACGGCATGTATCCGTTTGCACCGATGGTGCGCGAGAACATCACCACCCGGATCATGGATTCCCGGGGAGTCCCCGAGATCACCGCCCCGTGGCAGAATGAGATCAAGCTCCAGCGCGACAGCCGCGCCGACAGGACGACGATTGCGACGCTGCCGCCGCTCATCATCCCGAGCGGCCGTGGTGCCACCGATCTGAAGCTGGGCCCTGGCGTCCAGATCACCTCCCGTCGCGGGATGAATCCCGAGTGGATGCAGACGCCGCAGTACGACCAGGGATCCATCGAGCAGGAGCGCAGCGTCATGGCGAGTGCGGACCGGTATTTCGGCAGGATCAGCGACACCGTGCCGCAGCCGCTGCAGCAGCTCCACCAGCAGCATCTGGTCAACGGCGTGTTCGACGAGTTGCGCCATGCGATCCATCAGACTTTCCAGCTGATGCAGCAGTACATGGATGACCAGCAGGTGCAGCAGGTCGTGGGACTCATCAACGAGCCGTTCAATGTGTCGCGCGATGAGATCCAGGGGTCGTTCCATTTCTTCATCACCTTCGATGTCCGCGACCTCGATCTCGAGTATGTGAAGGCCAAGCTCGGTGCCGTTCAGAACATTGTCCTCCCGATGGATAAATACGGTGCCGTGGACACCACGCAGCTTGTGACCTGGGGAATGCGCTCGATCGATCCGCAGCTGGCCGACATCGCCATTTCCAATCCTCAGGCCGCCAGCGCACGGGAGGTGGCCGATGAGAAGCAGACGCTCGCGCTTATGTTCAGCGGCCAAGAAGCGCCCATGCCCGAGGGGAACATGAACTATCCCCTGCGCAAGCAGGTACTCACCCAGACCATCCAGTCCAACCCCGAGATCCAGCAGCAGCTCATGCAGCGGCCGATCTTCAAGGCTATGGTCGAGCAGCGGATGAAGTATCTCGACTTCCAGATCCAGCAGCAGCAGAACGCCTCGACGGGACGCACGGGTGGCCAGCAGGTGCTTCCCCAGCCGGTCTAGGTAATGATGCCCATGAAGACCCTCTTAGGATTTCTCAAGCGATTCCAGGCAGTCCCTCCCGATCCCCGCGTCGTGCTGATCCGGAGGGAGGCGCACCCGATGAAGGAGAAGGAACTCATCGATGCCTTCAGCGTCTCGGATCGTCACCCCCTCTTCCGTGCGGTCATGCAAATGACCGAGGAGGCGCTCGAGGGAGCGCGTGCCAATGGTTCCAGTCCGCAGGCCGCCCGTGATCACGGGCAGATCGCCTACTACACCGGAGCTGCCGCGCACCTCGAGATGCTCCGCGATGCCTTCGACAGGATGCAGGTGCTGGCGACCGCTCCGCGGGATGGGGAGTAGCCCGGAGGGGATTTGATTTCACGCGGAGACGCGGAGAAAGAAACTGAATGACGGATAGAGGCGTTACCTTCGGTGGTTGAAGGGTGCACCCGGTGGGATCCTCATATCTCCCAGGCATTCAGGAGCAGCCATGCTCCGAGTTCTCCGCGTCTCCGCGTGAGTGTTTCTGGACCCTGATTCGGGTCAACTTGTGACGGGTTTTGTCAGGTTCGGTCAGCTTGTGCCCCCGATGGGTTGAGTCGGTGTCCGTGCCCGTGGTTTCTCGTGAGCCATGAGGCTTTTCTACGGCTTGGGCCCACTCTCGCAGCGCACGGCATGTGACCGGGCGGCGGGACGATTTCAAACCGTTGGTTCCCTACTTGGGAGGATGATAACCCATGGCCATTGAGAAAACAGCCGCCGCTCCTTCACCGGAGACGACGGAATCCGTCAACAGCTACAACACGCTCCGCGACCTCTTACCGGGTGGCGAGCTGCTTCCCAAGCGGGAAGCTCCCAAAGCCAACACTGCCGAGCAGGAAAAGCCCAAGGAGCAGATCGGCGAGGAGGGTGCTGGCGATGAACAAGCTGCCGCTGCCGGAGCCGGAGACGGCGAAGGTGAGACGCAGCAGGAAGCCGGAAAGACTGGCGAGGAGGGCGACGAGTCCACCACGACCCAGGAGGAGGAAGATCCGGATCAGGAAGAGCAGCAGGGACAGGTCTCCGACCATGTCCAAAAGCGCATCGACAAGCTCACCGCCAAGCGCAAGGAAGCCGAGGAGAAGGCCACCGAGGCCGAGACCAAGGCAGCCGAGGCCGAGCGGAAGCACACCGAGGCGCAGCAACGCATCGCGCAGCTAGAGGCGGCGCTGCAGGCGAAACCTCAGCCGGTTCCCCAGGGAACGGCGAGCGATCCGCTGGCAGGCGTCGAGACTCCCCAGCAGCTCGAGGCGAAGGTGCAGGAAGCCATGGCGCTCAAGCGCTGGGCGATCAGGAACCCCGACGGAGGCGTTCTGAAGAATGCCGACGGATCGGAGGTGGAAGTCTCGTCCGAGCAGGCGCGCGAAGCGCTGGCCATCGCGGACGAGGTCCTGAGCGTCCATGCCCCGAGGCGGCAGTTCCACCTCCAGGAGGTGGCACGGCAGTCCGAGGAAGCGCGCAAGGTGTATCCCGACCTGTTCGACGCGTCCAAGCCCGACGGGCAGGCCGTGGCGAACTTTGCGCAGATGCTGCCCCAGATCAAGAACTTTACCGACTGGCACATGGTGATCGGCGACTACCTGGCCGGGAAGAAGGCACGCGAGGCTCAGGCCACGGCTGCGGCAAATGCCAAGCCGCCTACCCAGACGCCTCCTCCCAAGAAAGTGACGGCCTTGGCCCCCTCTGTTCCCAAGCGGACCAGCCCGGCCATGGCGTCATCCACCCAATCCAAACCGAAATCCGTGGCGGATGTCAGCAAGGCCGGAGGCAGCGAGGAATCACTGCTGGCCATGATGCGCGCCTAACTCACTCCAACCTCCCCAATAGGGGAACCACGACAATGCCCAGTACCAGAGAAATCGATCAGGTAGGCAAACGCGAGGACCTCAGCGACATGATCGCCGTGGCCGACGCCAAGTCCACGATCGTCACCACCATGCTCCGCAAGGGAGCCAAGCCCATCAACGTCAACTTCGATTGGCAGGCGGATCAGTACGACACGCCCAAGACCGGAGGCACCGTCGACGGCACCGATGTCACCTCTTACGAGGATGCCGCGAAGTATCGCGCCCGTCTCCGTGGCCGTGCCCAGCTCTTCCGCCGCGCACCCCGCGTCACCACTCTGGCCGAAGAGGTCAGCGAGGTGGCCGGAACCAACGGCAGCGAGTTTGCCCGCGCCAAGATCAAGAAGATGGTCGAGATCAAGCGCGATATGGAAGCGACCTTCCTGTCCGACCAGGACAGCCAGGCTGACGACGGCGGCAAGCCCTACCTGACCCGCGGCCTCGGCAGCTGGATCAGCTCCACCGCGCAGACGGACAACCCCGTCCCGACCGGCTACCTCACCCCGGCCAACAGCATCTTCACGGGTGCCCTGACCGGATTCACCGAGGACTCGCTCTCCGCCATCCTCCAGTCCCGCTGGGACCAGACCGGCACCAGCGACGAGCTCATCGGAGTGGTCGGCAGCACGCTCAAGCGGGCGATCAGCAACTTCACCCGCTACGACGGCACCAAGGCCTCCAACGCCAACGTCCGCTTCTTCACCCAGGCGGCGCAGGACAACAAGCTCGAGACCACGGTCGACTTCTACGAAGGCGACTTCGGGTCCATCGAGATCCACAAGTCCAGCTTCGTGCCCAACACGAACCGCGGGTACTTCCTCGACATGCGCATGCTCGAGCTGCGCACCCACACCGCCCCGTACTTCAAGCAGCTTGAAGACCGTGGCGGCGGCCCCAACGGACTCATCCAGGCCATCGTCGGCCTGGCCGTCCTCAACCCGCTCTCGCACGCCAAGGTCGTCGGAAGCTAACCACCTGCCCAAAGGCTGAGGGGGACTCATCCCCCTTGGCCCGAAGGCACAACACCCAACCAACCCACCATCATGAAAGTCTTCAAACTCGGACAGGATGAGGAGCGTGCCTTTGGCTTCACTCACCGCGTCCAGATCCTGGCATCGGATCTCGCTGCCTTCACCACGGCTGGCACCGCCGGAACCATCACCCTTCGGACCGTCAAGGCCGGGGAGATCGTCTCCGACGTGGCCGCCCGCCTCGTCACTCCGTTCCAGAACCCCGCTGACGCGGCCAACAACTCCACGGCGCTGCAGGTCGGCAAGACCGGCACGCTCAACCAGCTGCTGGCCTCCACGGAGCTCAACCAAAACGGATCCAACGTCGCGGTGGCCACCCGTCCCACCACGGTGCCGGCAGGATTCACGGCGGATACCGCGGTGCTTGCCACCATCACTCCGGCGGCAGGCAAAGCGCTCTCAGCCCAGACCGTGGGCGAGGTCAACCTGTTCCTCGCCATCCGCACCCTCGACCGCCTGGTCTAACCCGTGCGGGGAAAAGCTGGCGCCGCGCCGTGCAGGGGGCGGCGCCAGCAACTCCTCTCCTTACCACCTTCGAGCCTTCCCCATGTCTTCCCTGGCCAATGGACTGGATCTCTCGGTCGACGCTTCTGCGGCAGTCGTCGGTGAGTTCCGCAAAGGATTCCATGCCAAGATGGCCATGGCCAAGATCCGGCAGGAGAAGGTCAATGCCGAGAACGCCGCGATGCGCTCCCGGCTCATGGAGGGAGTCGGTCAGCTCGTCGCCCGTGTGGACAGCGACGTTTATTGGGCCTTCGTCCACAAATTCGGTCCCGGCTGCTGGAAGAACAAAGCCTTCATGCGGGACTGCATCCGCCAAGGTGCCGTGACCCCGGTCCGCGGTCATACGGACAAAATCATCAGCGTCGCACGATGAGCAGGACCGTCCCGTTTTCCCAAGTGATGAACGGCGTCCTGGCACGCATGGGACTCGATCCCACCATCACGCCTGCCGGGAATGTCTTGGCGGCCTTCACCGAGTATATCAATAGCGCTGTGCGCGCCACGTGGGAGACCTATCCGTGGCCCGAGGCGGTCCGCTATGAGACCCGCCAGTTCTATCCCTCATGGAATGTCGCCGCTTCTTATGCCGTGGGGTCGGTGGTCCTCGGCAGTGATGGCACCTACTACTACGCCGATTCCGCCAGCACCGGCGTGGATCCCGTTCTCGACACGGCGGCCTCCTACTGGGTCTCTGTCCTCCAGCAGACATCCCCCATCCTCTTTGCAATCGACCTCGATCAGGCCGGTCAGACTCCGATCGGCGAGGTGATCGACGTCTACGAGTCGGATCCCAGATATCTCCGGACGGCACGCCCCGTGCCTTGGGAGCTCACGGCCAATGGGATCGAACCTCGCGTCCGAACCATCCCGGCCACCTTGTGTGTCAAATTCACCACCCGGCCTCCTACCTTTACCACGGCCAGCTTCACCAATGGGGACACGCTCCCTTATGTGCTTGCCGAGGGGGTCAAGTATCTGGCCTGCGGATGTGCCCAGCGCGAGGACGGCCAGTTCGAGAAAGCCGCCGCCATGGACGCCCAGGCATCCGCTTACTTCGATATCGAGATCGACAAGATCGAGATGAAACAGGGCCAGCAACGCCGATTCTCCGTCATCCAACGCTAACAGACCATGAGCCTCCAAAGAACAGCACCGACAAGCGGACCCGTCTCCGGGCCGACCACCTCCTCCATCACGACCGGCGGCACCGCTCAGGTCGTCTTCCCTGCCTTCTCGCGGAGCTTCCTGCTGCTGCAGAATACCAGTAACCAGGATCTCTGGTTCGGCTTTGGGAATACTCCCGTCATCGGGCAGGGCGGATTTCTGAAGCTCTCCGCCAATGCGATTTATGAATTCCAGGGGGGATATGTTCCCAACTCCCAGATCTCTGTGATCGGGGCGACCACGGGGCAGAACTTCCTCGCCCTTCAGGGATAAGATCCATGGCCGCTACACTCATGGTTGGTCAGACGGCGGCAGGGGTTAATAAACCTGTCCAGGTCGACCCTAGCGGAAAACTTAAAATTGCGGGAGTGGAACTTTCCGCTTTCGACGCAAGTGTTATCGAAGGAAACCTCAATACAATTTCGGCGGATTGTTCAGAGTTGGTTTTAAATTCTTCAAAAATACCGGGTCTGTTAATTCCTGCGCATGATTACATGGAATTTTCTTACACGGGGACTAACCTCACGGGGGTTATCTACAAGCAGGGAGGATCGTCCGGAACAATAGTTGCCACGCTTGCTTTGACCTATGACCGGTCAAACAACCTTACATCGGTAGCCAAGTCTTGATCTATGGGTTACCAATTCAACCCTTTCACGGGCAACCTTGATCTAGTCGGGGCGATTGATCGTGCCGTGTTTGTGGCACATCAGGACGGGCAATCTAATGGCTTCGATGATGGCGGGAATCCGCTCCCTGGATATTTCGGTAACGGAGGGCAGACTCTTCTGGATCTTTCATCGTCAGGAACGGGAACTGTTTTGCGATTCCCGACCGTAGACATTGATTCACACAATGCTTTTGCCGCCAACAAGTGCGAATATGTGATCCCAAAAACAGGCGTTTATCTTGTGGCTTCTTCCATTGGGATATTGCGACTTACAAATAATTGTTCAATTTATTTTGCTTCCATACTCAATGCCACTCTAGTTACAGCATCTGGCGCATTTGTTGATCCTGATGCTTTCTATACTTTTGGTGGAGACGCGGATTATTATTTCCAGATTCTGAAAAATTTTCCTTCGGGAGCTGGAGAAAATATCATCCAGGGATTTTACATCCGCGAGTTTACCGCAGGGGATCGAATAGCAGTGGCTTTGTATCAAACCAGCGGGGCAGACGGGAAAACATTCATGTTTTTAAACAACGCCCGTTACACCTCGTTTATGATCCACCAACTTTCCTGACATGAAATACGCTTTTACCGTCAAAAATAACGAGGTCACTTTTAAGCCATTTGACGGGATTTTGCATTTTGTCGGGAAGGTCGTTGATTGCTCCTCTGAAGAAGCGCCAGCAATTGCCGAACGGATCAAAAATGAAATCTCCATAGAGCGGGCCGAAAATTTTATCATCTCCCATTTCTCACCCCTGTCAATGGTCACGCTTCTGGATAAGTTCTACACCGCAAAAGCTTCGGACACGCTTTCAAGTTACCCAAAATTAGTAGCTGTCTACGAGTGGGCAAACAAAGTAAAGGCAGATGCTCTTCTTGGCGTCATGACGTTCGATACGCCTCCGTTTTCATTAGTCGATGTTTTATCGGAATGAATAAAATATTTATCGATATTATTATTTTTTTCAAAGCATGGCGGCTTGCCGCCGGGAAGATCGGGGACGATCGCATTACCCGTTACCGGCCAGAAGCTCGCCACCAAATAGTTTATGCCTTGGTGCGAAAGACACTAATAAAGCAAGGCCATAATGCCGAAGATATCCCCGGAAGTATGATCCATGCAGCGGTAGCTCTCTGTTACCGATTCAACCACTGAAAGACAATGCCCCGAGAAAACTCTGACATCGAAAACGACGATATCCTAAACGTTCTCAAGGCTATCCTCGGGTTAATCCGCTGGGTCGGCATCCCGGTCCTCGTCGGCACGGGAGGTCTCATTGTCGTCATGGTGGCAGATCATTACCAACAGATTGGCCTCGCCGAGGACCGAGACTACATGAAGCCGCGCGTCGTCAAGCTTTGGCAAGAGAAGCACCCAGAGGAAATGCCGATTCCGCGATGAGGCTTATCGGATCCATTTTGCTGCTGATTGGTCTGGGATCGCTGCTTTCCGGCTGCGGCCTGCTGCCAGCGCATCCTCCGGTCAAGGTCTCCGTCTCCCCTCACGTCGAGGTGGATGCCGCCATGAGTGATGCCAGGGCCACGCAACAGAAAGCCGCCGCCCAAGTCAACACGATCGTCCGCACGATCACCGATCCTGCCACCAAGCAGGCCGTTCAGGATCTTCAAAAGACCATTGGAGATCTCGGCCTCAACCTCGAGACGGCCACCGGAAAGATCGCCTGGTACACGGCACAGTACGATCTGGTCGTGGAGCAGCGGGACTGGTGGCAGAAAAAGGCCGAGAGTGAGGAGGTCCGGAGGATCCAGGCGGAGAAGGAACGCGATGCCTTGGTATGGATTTTCGCCGCAGCGTGCGGAACGGCCCTTGTTGCCAGAGCTGGCAAGATTGTCGGGTCGTGGTTCGGTGTGCCATTGAACTTTCTGGCGATTGCGGGGCTCTTTGTCATCGGATTTTCGATCGGGTTTTCCATCGGACGATGGGCACTTCATTTCCTATCCAAATTCACCCCGCATCTGCCTTGGTGACATGAAGTTCTTGCCTCCCAGCTCCTGGCAGCGCCTGACCCTCTCGCTCACCGGCGTGCTCATCATCTCCGGGTCGTGGAGGTGGGCCGTGGCTCATCTCTACACGCTGCCCGTTGCGGCGCTGCCGGGGTTTGTCTCGATCACGACGAATGCCTTCTACGTCATCGGGGCGATCATCATTTTCATGGTGACGGGCAAGCTCGTCTACGAGTGGAAGATGGGCACCTCTCAGGTCCAAAATGTGGCCGGGATGGTGCAGAATCTCCGGGAGGATCTCACGACCAATGCCAAGGAGGAGGACTATTCCCTCGATGAAGACCCCTTCCGCTAAGACGATCCGGCTGCTCTACGACTATGAGGTCGGGGGAGGCAAGGCCTACTACACCAAGAAGCTGTCCCATTTTACCTGGCCTGGTCTCTCCAGCGGGCCGACGATCGCCATCGGAATCGACTGCGCTTATTACAGCCCCGAGGAACTGGCTGGCCTGTTCTCGTTCCTGCCCCACGATCATCTCCGGATGGTGCAGGGATCCAGTGGCAAGACGGGAACGGCTGGCGAGGTTTACACGAAACGCCTGCGCGAGGCCGGGATCACGGTGACGTGGGATCAGGCTCAGGGGATTTTCCTGAATCGGACATGGCCTAAGTTTGCGGCATTGACTGACCGGGTCTTTCCCGGTGCTGATGACCTTCACCCTGATGCCTACGGGGCACTGGTCTCTCTGGTCTTTAACCGCGGCACCTCGCTGCGCGGGGAGAGCCGCTCGGAGATGCGATCCATTCGTGATCGGGTACCCTCGGCTGATTACCACGGGATGGCCCGCGATCTCCGCTCCATGAAACGACTCTGGCTCAACAAAAATGCGGATGGCCTGCTGCGCCGTCGCGATGCCGAGGCCGCACAAATCGATTCCTGCTGCTGATATGCCTCCTAATCCCACCACCAATACGATCGCACGGGACGGCGATGTTGCCTTCTACGGCCTCCAGTCCCGGCGTAATCCCCTTGTCATCAAGGAGGGATACTTGCAGGTCTCCCGGAATATGCGATTGGATCGGGCAATCGGTCAGACACGCAAGGGATGCCGACGGCTGGCAAACGGCATCTCGATCGGCGCGACTCCCGTCACCGTTCCCTTTGTGCTGCATTCCGGGGATCCTGTGACCTCGATCACGCAGAGTGGGAATGTGGCCACGGTGACGACTTCCGCTCCTCATGGCCTGGGATCGGTGGGCAATCAATTCTATGTCGAGATCGCCGGGGTGACGGGAGCCACGGCCAGTTCCTACAATGGGAAGTTCACCGTCACGGTGACAGGATCGAATACCTTCACCTATCCCGTCAGCGGGTCCCCCGCTTCCAATCCCCCGGGCATCATCACCTGGGCATGGCCTGTGCTGCTCACCAATTACTCGGGTGGCCTTTTCGGAGGAGGGGTCTATTCGTCTCCCCGCTACGATTACTCCAACGAGTATATCGTGCTCTGCGGGCCCACGAGTGCCTACCTCTACCGTCAGGGGGCAAGCCTGCTGAATCTGAGTTATCCGATCAGCCCGATCTCGGAGCAGGTCCTCCCCGGAGACCTCGTCAATACCCTGCAGGCATTCGACCGTCTCTACCTCTTCCGTTGGCGTCCATCGGATCAGCAGGTCAAAGTCAGCTCCATCACGCAG